ATATCCTGGGAGATCAAGCCCCAGTGGGTTCTGCCGCTGGTGCCGTCGTTGAATTTAAAGGTGCTGGGTTTCAATCCCATAATGAGCTTTTCAGCCTGTTCCGGATCAATATCGGCAATTGTATTTTTCTCGTTTCGGTCAGAGGTGTTTATGGAACCTGTTTTGGCATAAACAACCGCCCACCTGTGAGAACCGTTTCCTAAATTAAGCGATCCGTCGCCCGCTTCCCTGAATACGCCTCCCTGTAAAACAACGCCGACAGCGGCGTTAGTGTCTACGCCTAATTGCAATGAAGTACCGTTTCCGTAAATTTGAGGGTATTGCGTTCCGGTGAGCTGAAGTCTGTTATTTATTGTAACATTGCCGCCATTGGATCCAATTACTTGTCTCCACGCCCCCCACACATCGCCGTAAGCCTGCCAGGTGCGCCAATACATCTTCGAACCGGTATAATTACAGAATACCTGTATTGAATTATCTTTCCAGTTAGCCATATATACAGTCATAATAAAAGCTTCTTTTGTTGGCATATTAGTGTTGTTTGTAACTTCCGCGTTAGAGGACTGCACATAGATGCCCGGATTTTTCAGGTTATTAAAATTAGTTCCGTTTTCAACTGTGGTGGTTTGAGCGAAAACATCTCCTGAGGTTATGTTGATATCGCTCGACAATGCTCTGCCGTTCACCTTGCGGGAGGTTGGCACCGCTCCTACATCAGAGGCGGTCAAAGAAATATTGGACGATAACGCCTTACCGTTCACGGTTCGCGTGGTGGGAACTGCTCCCACATCAGAGGCAGACGGCATTTGAGCCAGCTTGCCGGAACTGTTTAGGGTTGCTACACCATTAGCTGCACCTTTTTCATCATTTGGTATAGCTTTTTCGTCAATGTTAGCGAAAGCGGTATTAAAATCGTTCATTTGCGGCGGGTCAGAATATACCCATTGCGGTAAATCAAAATTTGGCGTTGTGGATTGATAGCTCATAGTGCTCCTCCTTTATAAAATGGCATGTCTGACGCTGAGCGTCATAGCAAATTCACCTTCCGGGTTATCCGGAGAACGGTCTATGTTAACGGCGGCTTGAAGAATCGGTTCGTTTTGTTGAGAGCCGTTATAATACATTTGCAGGCCGGATATTTTCTCCTGGAGTTGATCTGGCAGTAGATAATAAGTGGCTGTAACACTGGTTGAACTAACTTCAACAATATCTGCTGGCGGCAGATGAAAATTACTTGATGCATCTGTGGTGAAATATAAATCTGATACTAGATTAATTCCGGATAAATCCCCGGCAGCTCCCTGCCCTTGAATAAGCTTCAGCAGTTTTTGTTTCGCAAAAGGCGTTAAATAGTTTCCCAAGTAGTACCACCCCTTTATGAGTTCTTCAAAAACAACCCAAGACGGATATGCTTTTTCCCAGCCGCGCCAGTTTTTGATTGTGCTTTCGATTTCGCTCCATGTATTTACGTTGGCGGCTTTTTCAAACACAAGCCACGAAGGAAAGATTTCTTCCCAAACGGTCCAGCTGGGAGCGATTCCTTCTAACGTGCGCCAGTCCATCGGCTGCGTTTTAAACGCCATAATATAAGTTTGAATATTAATATCGTCGTTAATATACTGGCCGTCAGCAGCCGGGAGACTTCCGTCCATTTCGAACGTGATTTTTTTAGGCTGGAAAAATAGCGTTTTTGTTTTATCACGGTATGAAATGGTGGAAGCTTCTACCGAATATTCCCATATAGTTCCGCTGTCTTCAGACAAGATACTCTTAGCGGAAACAGAAGTCACCTGAAAATTTCCAAATGTATTAAAGTATGGAAGATCTACAGTCAGAAGCTGTCCCGCAGACCAGCCGGGAATTAATGTGGAAAATGAAATCGTAAAGGCTGGCTGCGCAGCACGCTGCAAAAATGTTTCCGCATTTAAAGCAGCGTCTGAAAAATCTACTATGGTTTCATCTTCGATCAGATATTCAATAATACCGGAGCCGCCTCTTTGGGCTTTGATTTTTTCTCTTAGGTCTCCATCAACCAGCCGCGAGTAGACCTGGATTAAAGGATATCCATTAACCTGGATATACCCGCCGTTTGAAAGATCAAGCCATTCGTAACCGTCTTTCATTTCAATTTCATATCCGCCATAACTCATTAACGCCTGTACCGTGTCGTCGTCATCGTCAATTCCGTTGAATCCAATTTTTACATTAGCCGGCACGGTTGAAGATGTAGCTCCGCTTTGAATTGCATTACTCATAGAGTACAGAGGATATTTGCATCTAACGATTTGAGGCGAGAGCCTTTCAAAGCGAAGTCCGGTTTCCCCGTTACTTTTGATTTGGAATTCCTGATATTGGCCTTTGCTTTGTCCGCCGACCACCCGGACAGCGGAATACATGGTAAAAGAATCGCGGGTGACATTTACGTTATAAACCGCTGAATCGGAATCAAGGCTGATCGGCGCGGTGCTTCGGTTGTAGGTATACCGCATATTGAAGACCTTATCCGGGGTGATTTCCCACCAAGCACCGCATACATCTGCCATTTGATCTATCACGGAGGAAACAATCTGCCCCCATAAGTAAGCCGGGCTGTTTAAGGTTATTCCAGTAAAATCATCAATTTCCCCGACGGTAATTCCTTCATTTTCCACTCTAACCGGAATAATGCCATAGAACTCGCCGAGAGATGCATCATACCAAGACTGGCCCGGTCTGTTCCCCATTAAAATCTGGGTAACGCTGGCGCCGGACGGAAACGTCATATCGACAAAAACGCTGGCTATATAATCGGAGTTGTTCGTCAGGGTGAGATTATATATTTTGTAAGACAGATCCACGTTATCCAGGTTTTCTTGTTCAGCTTCCATAACAGTCCCGGCAAAGATTACAATGTCATTCTCAACTAATTGGATATAATCGCAGGCGGCGATATCTTTTGAATCGGCCGGCATATAAATCCGCAGGGTAGATGAAGTTACATGAGCCTCGTTTTCATCAAGCGATCCTCCGGTCTCAACGAGGATATCCGGGCGGGGAATTCTGTTTAAATAAACCGTCATCCTTTGTACCTCTTTGCCATAACGTCATTGTACTGGTGCTTCGTTACATTGTCCGTAATCAGTTTTCCATCTAAATAAAGAGGAGAATTAACTACGATAACAGACGAATTTGCGGCGTCTGAGTAGTTCCCGTTTGCCAGGGCGAAAAGTTCGGCCTGCTGCTTTTGCGTCAGAACCATTTCCCCGTCCTTTAATAAGGCGGGACCTTCTCCCATTGCGAAATCAACAATACCTCCTGTATGAAAACGGGGCAACGATACATTTGGAATTTCAGGAATCGCCGGAATGCCGATTGCCCCAGTCAATTGGTTGATCCCCCAAATAATACCATTGATGATCGCGATAGCGCCGTTAATAATTCCCTCGACAATAGTCGGAATCAAGTTGAAAATTCCCTTGAACATATCAACGATTCCGTTCCAAGCCTGCTCCCAGTTGCCCGAAAATACACCGGTAATAAAGTCAATCAACCCGCCGAAAACGTCCATAACGCCTTCGATAATCGGCATTACCGCATCAATAGCGCCGCCTAACACTTTACTGAAAATACCAGCTAGTGTTTCAATTACTGGGCCAAGTACATCGCTGATCAGTCCGGCGATCTGGGAGAAAATATCAAACAGAGGCTCTAAGGCGGAAAACAAGGTCTCTAAAATAGGGGTAAGAGCGGAGAAAAGTTCTTGTATTGGAGGCAAGATGGCTTGAATAAGGCTCATTAGCGGCTCAATTAAAGCGGAAACAAGACTAAGTAAAGGTTCCAGAGCGGCTTGGATCAAAGATAAAAGCGGTTCCATAAGCGATTGGAACAGTCCCATTAGCGGATTTAGAATACCATCTAAAAGCTGCATAAGTGGTTCCAAAAGCTGCGCAATTAAATCTAAAATTGGGGTAAGCGCTTCACTGATAAGCTGTAATCCAAGCCCAAGAATTTGTCCTATAAATTCTACGATTTGCCCAAGTGGCTCACTGATCACTAAAAGCACTTCTCCGAGTTGTTCGAAAATAGGAGCTAGGGATTCGCCAAGTACTTCCATTAATGGCTTTAAGGATTCCATTAAGGTGCTTAGCAAAGGAATCAAAGCTTCTCCCAAGGGAACTAGCAGCATTTCGAAACCACGCTTGAGTTCGTCAAGCATTGCACCAAGATCGTCATATTTGACGTCTTTCATATTTTCTAATTCTTCGCCTGTCGCATAAGCGCTATCCTGAATTCCTGCTAGTGCTGTAACTACTTCCGGCCCTAAATCTTCCCACATAGTACCAAACAAAGCCACTCCGGCCTGGCTCTGCGCGAGAGGATCGTCCATATCTGCCAACGCTTGAATAGTTTGGTCGAAAGCTTCTTTGGCTGAATCTCCTCCGGCTGCAAATTTAGCTGCCATTTCATCAGCATTTAATCCGATAGCTGAAAAGCCTTCTTGTGTGGTTGCCGAGCCGTCTACTACACGAATAGACATTTCTTTAATGGCGTCGCCAACCTTGTCCAAGTTAAAGGCGCCAGATTCTGCTCCGCTTTCCATGATTGCGAACATATCGTCAGCATCAAGGCCGACTTTTGCAAATTGCACAGAATATTCGCTGATACTATCTAGTAACTCTCCAGAGAAATCCAATCCATTTTGGGCGCCGGTAGCGATTAAGTTCATGGCATCATCGCCGCTAATTCCGAATTGAGTCATCATTGCATTGGCTGCCCGGACAGATTCATTTATGTCGTATCCGAAAGTGTCGCGCAATGTAAAAGCGGATTCCGTTATGTTTTGCAAAGAAGCTTGGTCTAAATCACCCATTTGTTGAGTAACAGCAGACATAGCGTCGGCAATATCTCCGAATGATTCCCCGTAGTTGTTTGTATAAATGCTTTTTAAAGTTTCTTCGTAGCTGTCGAGAGACTCCTTTGATACTCCAGTAGACGCGGCGAATTGATTCATTGCTTGATCTATGGAAGTTGCTGAAGATACAGCGTATCCGCCTACGGCTACAGCAGCGGAGCCAATTCCTAATAACGCGGCAGACCCAGAGGATCCAAGCCCAGAGAATGAAGAAACTAAATCGCCAACAGCGCCACCAGCCGGGCTGAATTTTCCAAAAGCGTCGGTGGCTTTTTCACCTACATCTTTTAGAGCGCCGGAGAGACCACCGGTTTCTTTTGTGGTTTTTTGAATACTGTCTTGTGCGTCGTCCGCACTTTGCTCTACAGCGGTTCCAGCACTTTTGGCAGATCTTTTTATTGTAGATTCCGCCTTAGAGACGTCGCTTTTTATTTTTGAATCATCAGCTCTAATTTCATATACAACTTCGCCTTCTGCCAATGAAATCACCTCACAAGTGAAAGTCATCGGCACATAATGGCACTACTTGACTTTTCCTATTTTTATTTCAAATTCCTTTTTGCAGTTACGGCCCTTACACTTAATCCAAACGCCCTTGCATTTTGCGTCAGGGTCAACTCTTAAAGGCATCACGTAACCGCAGTATGGGCACTTAATTTTATCCACGATCATCACCGTTACGGCCTTTCTGCCAGGGTATGCAGTGCAACAGCGATTTTTGCAAGCCCATCTTGGAATTGCTTTTTTCTTTCTTCCTCTGACAGATTAAGCTTGTACAGCTGCTTCAGCTTGATTAATTGCCGGCGTTCCTCCGCATTGTATTTTGTTGGTTTTGGGAGGGGGCGGGAACGTATTGAAATGATTTGCATGATCTTCGTATCATCAGACAAACCGTTAAATAACGCCGTAAAACTCCACCAATGAAGGTTTTTGTCAGCGCCAAGCAGATCGAGATGGTAGCACTGCATAAAGGAAGAATAGACAGCCCATGCGTCTTGATTAAAATCGAAATACTTTTCTCCTCCGGCTTTTTTATCTGACACGTCAATAAATTCCTTGAAGATCAGATTAAAAAGAGCCGCTTTTTTGTCAGGCTTCAAGATTTTCAGAAATAATTTTGATTTTACTAAAAGCCATAAGCAGGCCTCGGCCTTTTCAAAATCTGTCAAAAGCGTGTCGGAGAACACTTGATAGCATTTCAGCACTGTTCGAAAAGAGGTATTTAAACGCACGGGCACAAGCTTATATTTGACCCTCTTTTTCAGAGGGGAATACAGTCTCATTTCCACGCTCTCCGCTTAAATGCTTGTTTTCTTTGACGGGCAACCTCTTGAAATTTAGGTACGAGAACGTTTTGAACATACGGGAAAAGATTGTAGGCCATCTGCTGAAAATCATCGGAATAAAATTCAATGATTTTTTTGGCGTTCTCGTCTCCGAATAAAAGGCAGAACACATCAACAACGACTTTCCCAATATCTTCAACAATCTTTAGGTCTCCGGGGTTACTGTTGGAACGCTTTTGCAGATCCACGAACCGAACTTGGAGTTCCCGGTATTTCTTTACCAGTTCGGGACGAATATCAATTTTAATTTTTAGGATCTCACTGGTTCCATCGTTCTTTTGCAGCTCGATTTCATCGGTAAAAAGAGCGTTTTGTCTAAGCGTATACATCAGGATATCCTCCTTATAAAAAATAGAAGGGGGAGGATAAACCGCCCCCTTGTGTTATTTAGGCCGCCGGTGTGATTGTGGGCTTTCCGTCGAAACGGATTTCCACAGAAATCGCGCTGTCATCGGTACTGGCACCGGACCATTCTTGAATATTGCAGAAGGTGCAGTCACAGGTAATAGTGACCTCTTTGCTTTGAGCGTCGGTATACTTCAGCTGGAAAGAAGACTGCCGGTCGGTATCCAGTCCGTATTTCTTACTGAAAATGTAATCCTGAGCCTGATCGCCAACAACGCGCTTCCCAGTGAGCGTAAACGCCGGGGCCATTCCCGTCACGTGGTTTTTCGCGAATCCCTTGTCCGATAAGAAAAAGTATTGCTGAACAACCTCGTTCAAAGCCTCCGTGATATTGTCAAATCCCTCGGCTAGTTCGGCATAAGTCCAGGTGCCGGGCGGATCCGATCCCTGGGATACACCGATAGAAGCGGTCAGGTTGTACATTGTAAGCAAGCCGTAAGCTGCCATATTAATTCCCCCTTAGATAAAATTTGACTTCAAGGCTGGAGCCATAAAGCCATTGGTTGTTTTCTTCGCGCCCTAAATAGACGGGTGCGGCTGTGGTTTCTATATTTGTGATTTGGAAGTGGTCTGCGGAGGGGTAGTCCTTCCGCATATTCAAAAACGTGTGAAGGTTTCCAAGCGTGTCCGCCGCAAGCTCTTGATCAGAATTTTTGCAGTTTAAAACCGCCGACATGGAGACGGCGGCTTTTTTATCAAGAAATGTATTTAAGTTCCCGGATCCCCACGCGATGGAAATACCGTTTTTAGGAGGCATAGGTCCTATCACAATTTTTGAATACAGCTCCGTTTGCTCCGCAAGATCAATAACTGCGGTTAAAACATCGTCGTATACGCTCACTTTTTGCTCATTCCCTTCGAAAAGGCGTTCTGCGCTACTTGATCCAGTTCCTTTTTGTAGGTGTTTACACCTTTTTTAACCCATTGGAGGGAGGCATTTTGATTCTTGTCCTTTGACGGGGTTCCGGTGTAATACCGCCGTTTCGCGTAAGGAGTGTCCCAAATAGCTAATCCGTCCTGTGGCCTGCTGGCAATCAAGGCGCTGTCCTTTAATGTGCCTTGATCTTCCGGAACAAAAACATTTCCGTATTCAATGACAGATTCTGTAACAGCCGGGATCATCATAGAATTTCCCGCCTTAATTTTTGCTTGAATGGCGGCCATGTTTCGCGTAATTTTAACTGACATTACACCAACCCCAATTCTACGTGATGGACGCGGGTCGCGGGGACATCGGGAACCGGGTCAACCGTCAGCACTTCATATTCGCCGTATTTCTGACCCTGCGAGTTAAATACTTCGCACCGGAGAGGCTTTCCGGCCTTTTGGGAATGTTCCGCCAGAGAATCATAATCCAGGGCGGGCCTTGAAAGCCTGGCGTCAATGAACAGCGTAGAGCGCAGCACGACCTCGGTGTTTTCCTTTGTTTTTTTCACTTCGTTGGTGTTCTGAAGATGCACACGGGAGACCTCATAGTCCTGCCATACGGGCTTTTGCCACGCGTCCATTCCCGTGCAAACCTTAATAATTGCTAAATCCCCCAAAAGGGATTGAGGAATCGGTCTGAGCATACATGCACACCTCTTTCCATCAACGGAGTTTGTTCAAGCAAGGAAAGCGCGAAAGGGCTGACCATCAGAGCGCCGGGCTTTGTGGTTGTACTGGACAATGCGCCGCCCGATACTGAAACCTTTCCCACCGTAAAAGACTGGCCGGCCTGGCCCGTCAGCACGGTTTCCAGTCCGATTTGTGTGAAGTATAGCACTTGTGCCGCGGCAGCCTTTTGAACCAGCGTTTGAAGTATAGACGGGAGGGCGGAGATTCCCCCGCCCTTGACAATTCTATATCGCGTAATACTGTCGATCATATCAGACGCAAGTCCGGCGTACACAGGAAACTCCTCTTCAGAAATCGGGCATGTACCATAAAGATCAAGATACTGCTGATATGTGATGTACGCCATAAGCCCACCTCTTGATTAGGAGCCTACGACAGCCAGCGCGGAGCCGGTGGCAGTGGCGATATTTCCCTTGGTCGTATTAACCAGCGCAACGGTTACGGTATCGCCGGATTTTGTGGTAAAGCTCGCTCCGTTAGTAACATCGGTCCAGTCTGTAAGAGCCTGGCCATAAGTCACGCTTACCGCTCCGTCTGTATTGGTTTTAGCAACATACTTCATGCCGTACGGAGCCGGAGCCAATCCATTGATGACAGTATGAGTGCTGTCGGCGCCTGCGGAAGTGGTAATATTCAGAGTGCCTAAAGCCGGGTTGGAAGCCATATTTACAAAGATGCCGGGAAGCCTCTGGTTCAGGGCAAACACATCGTAGTAGTAACGCTCGTAATAGAGCCATTTTCCTTTGCTCTGCGCGGTAGGCGCGGACATCATGGAGGTTTCATAGACAACAGGTGCGGCGATTGCAATGGGGTCGAACATCAATAGATTGATTTGCTTCGCCCCTGTGGCAGAGGCCCAGCCCTCGGTAAAATCGTAAGCGCTCATCATGATATCTTTGGGGACCTCCATAATGACAACGCCGTCAAGCTTACCGACATTTCGGTCAATGTTGCGGATACCAGTATCAGCCTCCACAAAACGAGTGATGCCGGCAGCCTCTTTCAGAAGCTTATAGGTATCCGGTGTCATTTTGGCGCGGATACGGTCACGGGGTACACGCTGATTCACCATATACGCCAGGTAGGTATCCCAGGTTTCCAGAATGTTATCAGCGGTTAGGCTTGTATCGTCCACACCTCCGAAGCCGCTCGCCGCCTGAGCCAACGCAGAAGCCGCGTAAGCGTCCATTTCCGGCACTTTCTGGAATTCGTTGAACGTCTTTGTGATATTGGCAATATTGACGATCGGATCCTCTTGGATATCCATAGGATCCGCCAGGGTGTCCCATTCCCGATCCATTCTCATGGTAAGAATCTGCTCGGAGGTGTTGAAATTGCGATTAAAAGTTCCGGTAATCTGATCGCGGTTTACCGCTCTTGCGCCGCTGGTGGTCATGCTTTGAACAGCCACAGCTTTCCCGCTGACCGGCTTATAGGTGGCGCTGTTCGGGCTTCCGTAGAGGTCAGAGAAATAAGACCAATACGGATAAGCGTTTGCCATTGCCTTAGAGTATTCGGTCGCGTAGTTTAATTCTAACTGTGTAAACGCCATAATAATTTTCCTTTCTTATTTCTTGTTCAGGCCCCACACATCTTCAAAGGTTGATCCGGTTTTTCCGCTCGGCATCTGTCCTTTGACCTCTGCTCCGAATTGTGGGGAAGAGGGTGGCGGTGCAGGTTCTGTCGGGTTAAAATATTCTTCGTATTTTTCCGCGACTGTTTTTAACTGCTCGGCGATTGCGGGAGCGTTTTCCCCGCGTTCGAGCATCTTATAGACAGTTTCACGGAATTTGGGCTTCACCGACGAAAAATCATCACCGCCTAAAGCGCGAAGCATGTCGCGCTCCTCCGCTACGGCCTTATATTCGTCGGTTTCTTTGACCTTCACATTTTGCAGAGCATTTTTTTGAGCATCTGCCAGCGCCAGGTCAATTTTTTCCTGTAATTCTGATTTCGGGATAAAGTCCGACATGCTGGTACCGTGCAACGCCATAACTTTATCAACCTGTTCCTCGCTGAGACCAAGAGCTCCTAGTGATCTTCTTGTAAATGCCATAAAATACATTCCTTTCTTTAACGCCTAAGAACGACAGGCGGATTGCATCGCAGTTTAACGCCGTGCTGCGGGGGCGAAATGGGTATAAAAATAGCGCCCCGCAATAACTGCAAGACGCTTTTTTATAGTTAGTTTTGGTCATACCCGTTGTTAGCGATATCCTCTGCCTCCTGTACGATTTGATCAGCATTAGCCAATACACTTCCATATATTGCGTCGGCTTGAATATTTGCCGCCATTACCGCTTTATCCGCAAAAGTGCAATTATGATACCCGGTGATTACTTCACCGTTTGTTTTATCGATTGCTGCAATCGCTATCTTATCTATCTGATGATTTTCTATGAAGCTTAAGGATTCCGCTAACCATTGAGCATAAGGCTGACTACTGATTACAAGTGTTTTGATTACTATCACGCTCCGTTTGGTTCACATCTGACCAATCGATATATCCTGAACCATAATCAAAGGCTATTTTCGGCGTTTCCATGCTGGTGAGTTCTATTCTGATCCCACAAATGCCATCGCCTATTTTTTGCCCGTTAATGCGGATCTCGGTTTGATAGCCATACCGAGAGGTGTCCAGATCAATCAGATTTTTAATCATCGTCATACTCCACATTGCCTCCGTGCGCGTGTTCGCCAATTGCTGCGGCTAATTTAAAGTTGGCTTCTTTGTTCCACTCATACTCATATTCTTGGAGTTTGTTGGCTACAGAGGCGGGAACCTCCGCTTCTGCTGCCTGCATCATGCCGGCCACGCTTCGGAAGTACCCGAGAATCAACCGAAAGCTTTCTTCCGGTCCTCTCGGCTGAACCGCCAAGCAGTCGTTGGAAAACTCCAGGACGGATTCTTTAATACCCGGTTCCAAATAGCCTAAAGCGATTCCGGTTTCCACGAGATCATCGATTTGGTCAGAAACCTCCTCATACCATTTCCCGATCTGCTTGTGGTTAGCGAACCAAGCATCGTCTTTTATCAGGTTCCTGTGCAGTGTGGTAAGGTTATGATACAGGATTTTCAGATAAGCTATGAGACGCTGAAATTCATTCATTATTCCACCTTCTTTCTCTGACGGGGTTTTCCAGCCGTTTTTTTAATCTGGGGATTCTTATATTCCTTGTATTGCTCAGCGTTCAAAACAAGGCCGCAGCGCCTGCATTTAATATGCTGAGCGGTTCCGATAAAGTCGTGGTTACATTCTGCCATACGATCACCTCTTTCAATTAAAAAATTGGCATGAAAAAACCACCCTGTTCTATTTGGGTGGTTTATCCGTTGATTGCTTTTTTCAGTGTGCCTTGCTCGTCATCTTCAACAATTTCAAATTTTCCCCTTATGTTTGGATCGCAAACCGGGCCGGGTTCCGTTGGGGAATACAGGTAATCTTCTCCACTATCGTCAATAAGGCGAAAGGCGCCGGTTAATTCATCTACTTCCAGTATTTCATATACGCCGTTATTTGTTAGACCGTCAATGCCAAAGCTGGGTCCTTTGTACCTTACTTTCAAGCCCGTTTCACTCCTTTCACTTTTACTTCTCCGCTTGGGACGCCACCGGTGTTTTCATACCAATGTATTTCATAACGGAAATTATCGGTAATAGTGACACCGGACTTTTTCTGCCATCCGTTCGCATCCCCAAAACTTGGGTACTTGCTTACCAGCCTTTGGATATCTTTGATTGGTGAACTTGTACCTGCTCCGGCGATTGCTACAACCGATGATAGTTCAGTCCCTTTTGGAACTACAGCATGTATATTTGGCAGATTTACGTTTGCAGTCTGCTTCAAGGTCTCATTTGGTAGCTTTATCACCTTCGGAAGACCAGATGAAGATATATCATTTTGGTAGCTTCCGCTTTTGACAGCAAAAATATTTTTATCCCGCTTCCGGTTTATCGACGTTACTTTCCCGCTTATGCTCTTATTATAGTCAAAAACCTGTGTCCGATCAAGCCTTTTCGTGCGTCCTGTCTTTTTGCAAAATGCATTGTAATCAGCCTGTTTTTCCCTAATTTTCACAGCTTCTTTTTCAAAGCCTTCTTTGTCTCCGGCTGCTTCCATCATGGCGGCTTTTTGCTTGGAATAGCGGATTTCTCTTTCCAGCCTGCGCTGCTCCTGGGATTCCGCATATACCTTGTCATTTTCTTCCTTGTCCTGTTCCGGCCTGTCGCGCGGAATGGATACGCCCGGAATCATGGTGATCGGGTGATGCCCGCAGTTGATCCCAAACAATCCGGCCGGTTTTCCATAGCTTGTAGAAGAGATAGGGGAGTAGCGGTGGCGTTTTCCCTCGCCGTCCGTAAAGGTTCCGCTTTTGTTGTTCCATGAAAAATAACGGCCCTGATACGGATAACACAGCGGACGGGCGCCGGAGTGCCTTGATACCCGGAAGATATCGACCCCATAGTCCTCCTGTCTGATTTTGACGGCTTCAATAGCTGTGTTGTGTACTGTGGTGCGAATATCCATATTGACATAAGCTTCCGGTGACCATTTCCGCCCGATGCGGTCATAAAATCCGGTGATGCCCTCTTTATGTATTTGTGACAGCGCCTGTCTTAAAGCCTGCTGGCGGCTTTCTGTCCCCGTTATCACTTTCCCGGTGGCAATATTCAAAACCTCCTGCGCCGCTTTCATTTGGCGTTCAATATTAACCGTGTTTGTAATCACCTTCCGGTATTGGGCAAGCGTGCTTTCCAGCATAGTGGTGTTGACAAGGTTCAGCTTATCCATTGCCTGCTGCTCATAGGCGTTTAAGGCTTGCACAATGCTTTGGCTGGCTATCACGTTATCCGCGGCAGCGTTTTGTATAGCGCCTTTTTGCACGGCTTTTTTTAACTCCGGCTCTATGTCTTTTGTCGCCATGTATACGGCGTTTTCTAAAGCGGCAGTGATCAGTTCTTTATTTTGCCCGGTAAGGGAAGCGATAATCTCAATGCTCTCTTTATTGAGCTGTCCCAGTTCGGCAAGCTTTCGGATCTCCCACTGCTCTGTGGAAAGCGAGTGGCCGGAATTGAAATGCTTTCCCATATTAATCAAAAGCGCGTCTACAATATTGCTGTAAACCTGCTCAACCGGCTCCGAAAGCTTTAGAATCTCATTAGGGGTTAATCTGGCCATTTACACACCCCCCTGTTAGGATTCATCTTCCGCCGCTTCCTCGTCATTTTCCTTGGCTTCCGGTTCCTCATTTGGATTTATGGAATTGGCTTCCTGCCCGGCTTGCTCTGCCATGTCGACCATATCCGCGGATATAGAGGATTCCTTTTCGATTTCCATCAGCTCCTGCACAGCCTCCTCCTCGGTATATCCCAGCTTTTCCACCATAAAACGCTTCTTGCTCATAAGGCCGTTGCCTATCAGCAAGATTCCCTCGTTGATGTTGGTCTGCCGGTCCTGAAGAATAGAATCGTCAAAAACAACCTTGGTTTCCCAGCCCTGTGAAGCCAGCGCTTTAATGCTGTACCCGTTCCACTTCATGTCATAGAGGGAAGCGATCTGGACAATGGCGTCAATGATTTTGGCGATTGCCGTCTTGACTTGCAGCTGGTGGCCTTTGATAGTCTTATAGGTCTTGCTGTTTTCGCTGATCACTTCGGTTGCGGTTTTTAAGCCTGTCGCTCTGTCAAAGGTGAAGGTACCGGCGGAAAATCCAACCTGTAAGCACAAAATAGACAAGAAAGCGTTTATCGCTCTCTCGTGTTCGTCAACACGCAGTTCAATGCTGTTGTCCTGTATTTTTAAAGAATCAGGACTATCCGTGGAGAGCGCTTCATAGGCTTCGTCAGAGGCGTCAAAATAGCGCCGCATTTCTCCGGTTTGCGGGTCGATTACCGTCCGGATACATTGAGCTGGAACGATAATTCTTTTTTTACCAAGACGGAACTCCCGAATAAAGCTGTCGTAACAAATATCTAACGCCTTGAGGGTCGAAAGAGCGTTTGCGTAAATCGATACGCCAAGGGGAGAGTTATCATCAATGTTATTGGCAACAGCGGTTCGGTAATAAGCGAATAGGGAAGTGGTTAATCCCTGCATAGAGGTGTTTTCGTTCAGAAACGGATAAATCTCATTAAGGGGGTAGCGAAATCCTAGAATATCCTGTGATTCCGTCATTCCTGGATTCGGCTGCTTATATTCAGTGCGAAACGCCTCGTTGCTTATATAGTAGGTTAGCCCGTCCCATTTATGCCATTCCAGCCGGGTATAATAATAGCCGTCCTTTGCCTCGCGGCTGATAAATACGCCGTCCGTAACCTGGGCGTTATCCCAGGCAGTAGGGACAAACTGGTCCGCCATGCAGAAACCCAGCCGTATTCCTCCGCTTTCGGGGATTTCATTTCCCGCGCTGTCCCGTTTAACCTCGTACCATGCCTTAATAGCGCCGCCGCCTAATA